CTTCGAGGGCCTGCGCCTAAAACCTTACCTGTGCCCCGCAAACGTGGTCACCGTGGGCTTCGGGCACACTAAAGGCGTCAACATCAACGACCCAGCTATCACCGAGGAAGAGGCTGATCGGCTGCTCATTGAAGACCTGAAGCTGTACGAGAAGCCGGTGTCTGAGATGGTGAAGGTGCCAATCAATCAAAACCAGTTCGATGCGCTCGTTTCGTTCGCCTTCAACCTCGGCACGGCGGCGTTGCGGGGGTCGACGCTGTTGAAGAAGTTGAACGCCGGTCAACCTTGCGCGGCAGAGTTCGATCGGTGGATCTACGCTGCTGGGAAGGCGCTACCTGGATTAGTGCGGCGTCGTGCCGCAGAACGGAGGCTTTTTGAAACCTGAACACCTAGCCCTATCCAAAAAACTCAAAGACCCCAAGCGGCTGGCCAAGCTGCTGGAGGCACTTCGTGCTGGCAGACCGCCGTGGGTTGTTGGGGTACAGGAGCCAGAAGAGTTGATTAGGGAGACGCTGCATTACATGGGGATAACGATATGAAGCAACTCCACCTCTGCACCAAGTGCAAGGAAAGCCATCCGAAAGATGATATGTCAATATACGCCCCAGTCTGCTGGCGCTGCTGCACTCACCCCGTCCAGCGCATCGAAACAAAGCAGCAGCCACGGTTGCAGGGGTCGAAGCTGTGATAGTCCAGCAAAAACCATTTCAAATCTTGACACGTTCGTGATATTCTTTTTCAAACGGGACTGATCCCCCGTTGTCGTTCTGCCGACTTGGAATCGAGGCCGGGACAACCGGCCTCAACCTTTCAGCAGAACAAGATTCCAAAAAGCAGGTGAATATAATGAAGCAACCTCCGCTTCGGAAGTCGTGCGCCCGTGCGCAGACTGAGGCTGAAGTGACGAAGGAATGTGTTGAATTCCTTCATAAATTAGGCTGGCGTCCAAAAAGAAACCACGTTGGCGTTTTCTACACGAAAAACGGAACGCCAATAAAGGTAGGAGAGACTGGCGAGTGCGATTGGGTATTCACTCACCCCAAACATCCGGCGTTCTGGCTTGAAATGAAAGCGACCGGGCAGATTCCTCGCAAAGAGCAACTTGAGTTCATGGCGAAGTTGAAACATTTCGGGTATCTGGCTGGGTTCACTGATTCTCTCGACTTCTTAAAAGAATGCCTCTTTGAGTGGGGTTATTACGATTCGTGGGAACCTAGCCAAGAACGCAAGGCATATGGCGAGCAGCCATGAGGCAAACACTTCGCGACTTTCAGCAAAAGGCAATCGACGAACTTCGAGAAGGAGTCCGTCGCGGAATCAAAGGCCAACTCCTCGTAGCTCCGACTGGTGCAGGAAAAACCACGATCGCCGCATTCCTGATTGAATCAGCGGTAAGCAAAGGCGGTCGAGTCCTTTTCCTGGCGCACCGACGCGAACTCATATACCAGCCGTCTCGCCGACTGGATGATATGGGTATCGATCATGGGATCATTATGGGTCAGCACAAGCGCAATAAACCCCATCTTCCCGTGCAGGTGGCAAGCGTGCAAACTCTCGTTAATCGAGACATGTACCATCCGCCGTCTCTCGTAATTATTGACGAAGCTCACCGCGCTAGAGCAGACACGTACACAACAGTTCTTGACTCTCTTGGTCGCCCAATCGTAATTGGGCTAACCGCAACCCCTTGTAGGCTTGACGGCAAGAGCCTTGGCGGCACTCTGTTTCAACGTATCGTAGAGTGTCCGCAGGTGGCGAAGCTCACTGAGTTGGGCTTTTTGGTTCCAGCCATTACCTACGCTGGAAAGAAGCACAACATGTCTGGATACAAGAAGACAGGTGGTGACTATCGGCCAGAAGACGTAGCCGCCGAGATGAACAAACCGGAGTTGATTGGTGATGTAGTCAAGGAGTGGATGGTTAAAGCAAAAGGCAGGCCGACGATCGCCTTTGCTTCCACTATCGACCATTCAAATGCTCTCGTTGCTGAGTTTATGGCAAACGGAATACCAGCCGAGCACGTAGATGCAAACACGCCGTCTGATATCCGAGATACGATCATTAGTCGCCTGTCTTCTGGAGAAACGCAGGTGGTTTCAAATGTCGGAATCTATGATGAGGGCGTGGATTGCCCCGCCGTATCATGCATCATCGACGACGCTATTACCGCGTCACTCGTTAAGTACCTTCAACGCCGTGGACGTGGGCTTCGCCCGCACCCAGGCAAGACTGACTGCATAATCCTCGATCATGCCGGTAACGTGTACCACCCAGGACACGGCCTTCCGTCGACGCATCGCGAGTGGGCGTTAGACGAGGACAAGAAAAAGAAAAAATCCGAGTCTCCTGATTACGCAGATCAAGTGAAGGTGTGCCCTGAGTGCGGACGAGCACACCCGATGCAGGTATCTACATGCGAATGTGGATATATATTCTCAGTCCGCAAGCAACGCGAATTAAAGCACGCTGATGGAGAATTGCACGAGATTACCGACAAAGATGTCGTTGTTGTTTCTGAGGCAGAGAAGCGCAGGCAATACGAATGGTTTTTGCTTCAACAGCACACTCAATCCAAGAAAACAGGTGAGCCATACAGCTATAGTTTTGCGTTTGCTAAGTACAAATCCAGGTACTTAGAAAACCCAAAGCGAGGCTGGCGTGAAGAGTGGAAGCAAAAAAACATGGTGCTTGCATTGAAAGACTCCGATCGCCGCAGAGAGTGGGCCTCTTCGCAAAATGAATTTTTTCAGCCCACCACTATCAAGCGCCACCTGTTAGGTGAATCCAATGGATGAAGCAAGATACTCGAAGCAATTTGTCGACCTATTCTCGCCTCACTTTGACCTCTTCCCTCAAGTCCACATGCGCCACCCCGTCGCCGGTTCAGATATTGTTATCGATTTCGTTGGGTTCTGCAAAGAACATAGGATTCTTGGCCCCATAGGATTCGAGATAAAAGATCCAGCCAGATGGAGTGAAGATGGCCATTTCACTGCGTTTACCTCCGCGTTAGCCCAGTGCATGGACTATCAAGACAGACTCATAAACTCGCAACTAAAAGCCACTCCGCACCTCGACTACTTTGGGTCTAGGCTTCGTTACACTTTCCTGTTTCCAGTGGAATCCGGTTGGGCATACAATGGCTCTCACGACCATTCGGTGCCAGCCTTACGCGCGTCGGGCGCTCTCCGCTTAGCCGGGAAATTTGGTGTTGGCGCGGCCTGCCAAAACCACATAGACTGGGCGCTCACGCTAGGATGCCAGCCAGCTTTCTACCTCTATAAAGGCCCCACTGATTTATTCCACAAGCACGCAGTCAACACACGAACAGGATCAGCCAAGTGAACACCTCCGCAAAACCTTCCGCCCTCCTCGAAGCCGCCCTCGCCTATGCCCGCCGTGGCTGGAGAGTGCATCCACTGAAAAAACTGGACAAGACCCCGATCTCTAAAAACGGATGCAAGGACGCCACGCTAGACGAACAACAGATTCGCAAGTGGTGGACAACCTTTCCAGATGCGAATATCGGACTCGCCACAGGATACGAGTTTTTCGTGATTGATATCGACCCTGACGGGCTGGCTTGGTACGAGGCGAATGACCTTCCGGCCACCAACGAATCAGTCACAGGGCGCAACGGCAGGCACCTGCTCTACAAAATGGCTTCGACCTCGATCTCGAATTCAGCCAGCCTTCTATCGCGTGGGGTTGACGTTCGTGGGGTTGGCGGGTATATCGTCGCGCCGCCCTCGCAGACTATGATCTGCACTGGCTGCGGACAGACGCCAGATAAGCATAAAACCGGATGCGAGAAGCCAGGGAATAAAGCCTCTCAGTACCACTGGATCGACTGCGATGGTGACGTACCGGAGGTTGAATGCTCCGATGCACCACCTTGGCTTCTAGACGCATGTGTAAAATTATCAGCACCGGCTGAAGGGAAGCCTAAATTTACGCTCCCGGAGCGCATTATGCACCCGGTTCAGCACCACACACTATTCAAGTACGCCTGCTCGATTCGCTCATCGACGATGAAAACCGAGGATGAAATTTATGAATTAGTGTGGAAAGCCGCTCAGACGTGCGAGGAAATACCGCCAGACTCACACGTTCGCAAAATAGTCGCCGGGGCGTGTAAATACCCGGCTGGACTATCCGGCGAATACGCCGAACGGGCGATGAATAAATTTCTGAAGACGATAAAAGGAGATTACGTCAGCCAGTCATCCCCTCACACCACTCAATCCGACGATCCACACGCCGATGCCACTGAAAACGAAGAAGATGACGATGGATCCGCTGATCCAAAGCTGCACCCTAACAAACTGGCTGAAAAAATCCTCAAAGAGTTCGGAATCATCAATGTCGCCACGAATTTGTACGAGTACAGCGACAATTACTGGCAGATGATCAATAAATCTCGCCTCCGCGCCCTTGCGATGGAGTTCGATTCGCAGGCTTGGACCTCGCAGAAGCGCCGTGGCGAGGTTGCCAGCTATATCGAGGACATAACCCACCGATCCACGCAGGAATGGCGCAAGTTGCACCAGTGGGAAGTGCCTGTCGCCAACGGCGTTGTCGATATTCGGTCGATGTCACTACGTCCGCATCGGTCAGAGGACTACCTTCAGGCGTGTTCCCCTGTGCCGTTTTACTCTGACGCGCTCACGAGCGAACTTCCGCGCTGTCTGGACACGTATTTCCGTGGCGACCCAGACCGCGATATGAAAATTGACGCTATCCAGGAGTATTTCGGCTACTGCCTCATGCCGCACGCCCGCTACAAGAAGGCCCTGCTCTGCGTTGGCGAGTCTGATTGCGGCAAGTCGATGATTTCAAAGATAATTAGAATGCTGGTCGGTGAGAAAAACACCTGTTCTGTCAGCGTTGAGGACATGGACGACCCTCGCAAGAGAGCGCCGTTGCTGGGGAAGCTGGTGAACTTGCTGACCGAACTCACAAGCAGCGCCATGATCGCTGATGGCGGGTTCAAAACCCTTGTGTCAACAGAGGAACCAATTCTCTTCGACCCTAAAAACATCACCCCGATCATGGACGTTCCGATATGCAAGCACGTAATCATCACGAACACCCTGCCGACGATCAACGACCGCAGCATGGGAACGTACAACCGATTGCTGATCATCCGTTTCAATTACATCATCCCAATCGAGCGGCAGGATCGAGACTTGGAAGACAAATTGCAGCGCGAACTTCCAGGTATTCTTCTATGGGCGCTCGAAGGGGCGCAGCGACTTTTCCATAACCGTGGCGTGTTCACCGCCGCTGGCACCGATGAGGTGAAGCAATACCGCCGCCAGCAGGATCCGATCTCTGGATTTATCGCCGACATGTGCATCGTTCACGCCGATCACAAGTGCCATTTGCCTGATCTTCGGGATGCGTTTACGAAGTGGCTGGGGAAAACTGAAGACCCCCGCAAGTTTGCCGACAAAATACGGGCGCATGGATTCGTCGTTACCGACAACCCGCAATGGATCGGCTCATTCAAAAAGAGGGTCGTTGAGGGACTTTCTATCCGCCAGCCAGATGTCCGAGGCGAACTAGGAGAGATGGAAGAATAAATCTTAACCACCGCTGTTAGTGTCTCACTCGACTCAAACACCCACCACGACAAGGTGGGTGTTTGTTTTTACCCACATTTGGCCATGCTCTGGCACCCATGCGGGCCGCTTTGGAAGCCATTGTCACGCATCACGAGTGACGTTCTAACTTATAGACAATAAACGACTTAACTGGCGCTGGAACGCTTGGAATTCATATTTTGCATATGTGCTTTTACCTCTCCCTACACCCTCCCTATACCCCTCTACCCCCCCCCTATCTATTCTATTTTATATTACTACTTATGAATTCCATGAATTCCAAGAGTATATAAGTAGAAGAAAATAAAGGAGTTGTATTTGGGACGCATCCAGTCGACTTCCATTCCGAACGAGTGCCATGGAAGCCAGAGTGAATTCCAATGGAGCTTTAATCCACTCCCGTTAACCACTTTTTTGCCAAAGCAGGCGGCGGATAAATAGCCCACTAGGGCGCTGAGTAGGCGCCGGGGTATCCAGCCGTACCTCCGCCACCCCAAAAACCTCACCACGAGGCTCCCAGGTGGCAAATTCGCATATCCTAGCCGCACCGCTACCACCCTAATCCACAGAACTACGCCGGGTGTTTTTTTTGTGAAACGCCCCCTGTCATGGTCGAAATAGCCGGATATAGGCGGGGGTCTATGAACAACGCCACCTCGCACCAAAAAACGGCACCACGGGCCGTCTGGGCGCGAAATTTGGTAGTTCTACGACCACCCAGCAGGGTACCTTGCGCCAGAAGTATGGTGGGGGTCTAGGGATCAAGCAGGAAATACAGTCTGAAGGCGGCATGGGACCAGTCGCGCTGTCAGCATGGCCGGGGTAGCCTGCGCCAGCCAGCCAGCGCAACTAACGCCAGAATCACTCCGATGGCGTATCCACTGTAATATCAAT